GAACTTTTAGGAAGGTTACAAACTGCATATGAAAACTTGCCCAAATGGATGCAGCAGGGTATTATTGCATGGAACAAGGGATCTCTGGAATTAGAAAATGGCAGTAAGATATTGGCAGCTTCTACGTCTGCAAGTGCTGTCCGAGGCATGTCGTTCAATATCCTATTCCTCGACGAATTCGCATTCGTTCCAAACCATGTTGCAGACTCGTTCTTTGCATCTGTTTATCCTACTATTACTTCTGGTAAAAACACCAAAGTAATTATTGTATCTACCCCACACGGTATGAATCATTTCTACCGAATGTGGCATGATGCAGAAAAAGGTAAAAGTGAATATATCCCCACAGATGTTCACTGGTCAGAAGTTCCAGGTAGAGATTCAAAATGGAAAGAGACTACAATTGCCAATACTTCAGAAGCACAATTTAAGGTTGAGTTTGAATGTGAGTTTCTAGGATCAGTCAACACTTTGATTGCTCCAAGCAAATTGAGAACTTTAATCTATGATAATCCCATTACTCGTAATGCTGGTTTAGATGTATATGAACAACCACTGCAGGATCATGATTATGTCTGCACGGTTGACGTTGCAAGAGGAGTGGGGGAAGATTATTCAGCATTTGTTGTTTTTGATATAACACAATTTCCTCATAAGATAGTAGCAAAATATAGAAACAATGACATCAAACCGATGTTGTTTCCCAATGTCATATATGAAGTAGTAAGGAGTTATAATAGTGCGTTTATCTTATGTGAGGTAAATGATATTGGAGACCAGGTTGCAAGTATTATTCAATATGATCTAGAGTATCAAAATCTTCTGATGTGTTCCATGAGAGGTAGAGCAGGTCAAATTGTTGGTCAAGGGTTTTCTGGTAAGAAGACTCAACTTGGTGTCAAGATGTCAAAGACTGTTAAAAAAGTTGGGTCTTTGAATTTGAAGACAATGATTGAAGAGAATAAACTTATCTTCAATGATTATGAAATTATCTCCGAGTTGACAACATTTATTTCAAAACACAATTCCTTTGAGGCAGAAGAAGGATGTAATGATGATCTTGCAATGTGTTTAGTCATCTATGCATGGTTAGTTCAATCAGATTATTTTAAAGAACTTACTGATCAAGATGTTCGTAAGAGATTATATGAAGAGCAAAAGAATCAAATTGAACAGGACATGGCACCATTTGGATTTTTAAATGATGGATTAGATGAAACCACTTTTGTTGATAAAGATGGGGATAGATGGTTTACTGATGAGTATGGTGATATGGCACATATGTGGGAATATCGATAATGGAAACCAAAAAACAAGTCATAGATCTGATAAGGATTGTTATTTGTTTTCAATTAGTGATAGTTGGAGCAACTATCTTAGGATGTTTTTTACCGACTAAATCATGCGACAGTGAGACAAAACAGTATATTTCTAATATGATGACAGTTATAACAACATCAACATTTGCACTATATGCGGCAGAAAAATAATGGATTTAGATGGTCAGATTAAATTAGGTCATCTATTACTACAAGATAGAAGATGTAGAACCTGCGGAGAACTAAAAAATCTTGTAGAAAGTTTTTATAGAACAAGAAAAGATAGAGGTCCAGTAGCATCTTCATATTCATATCAATGTAAGGAATGTACTATAAAAAGAATTATAAAAACAAAAAAACCAACGATTAGGGAATGGGAATATCCAGATTGGTAATTCACGTCGTGTTTCCCCTATGAAAAGTCTCTTTTTAATAAATATTTCTAAAATGAGATCACGGAGAATCAAAACATGGCGACTCCTCAATTATCTCCTGGAGTATTATCCAGGGAGGTTGACCTAACCGTAGGAAGAGCTGATAATGTATTAGACAATATTGGTGCAATTGCTGGACCTTTCCAGATTGGACCTGTTGAAGAAGCAATTGACATAACCACTGAACAAGAACTTATTAATACTTTTGGTAAGCCTCTTTCAACTGATACTCAGTATGAGTATTGGATGAGTGCTGCGAATTACCTCTCTTATGGAGGAATTCTCAAGGTAGTAAGAGCAGATGATACAAATTTAATCAACTCAAATGCTGGTGTTGGTATTGCGAACACCACTGCTCTTAAAATTAAGAACTACGACGATTATCAAGATAATTATACGACTGCTACAAACTTTACATATGCCGCCAAAAATCCTGGCACATGGGCAGATGGATTAAAAGTTTGTGTTATTGATGATTTTGCAGACCAAGTAATTGGAGTCACAACTACTAACGTTCTTTCTACAGGAGCACAAATTGGTTTTGGTGTTACTCAATCACTTAACAATGTAGTTATTCCTGGAGCAGGATCAACAACCGGATTTACTGGTTTCCTAAAAGGAATTATTACTGGAATCACAACTGATTCTACTGGTGCATCCAGTAAAATTGATGTTAAAATTGTTTCTCGTGTAGAAACAGTTGGTGGTGGATCAACGGAAACCAAAATTAATTACCAGGAAGCTGGCAATAGTGCAGGTCCAAATAATTTTGGAACAGACGTAGCAGTTAATTTTGTTAATAATTCTGGTGTCAATACAACTGGATTGAATCAAGGATTATATACTCCAGCAACTCAAGTTGATTGGTATGATCAACAGACTCTGGGTCTGACAAATGCAACAACTTTCTGGAAGTCTATTGCACCAAGACCAGTATCTAACGTATTTGTCTCTGATAGACAGGGTTATAATGATGCTTTGCACGTTGTAGTTGTAGATGACAAAGGATCTGTTACTGGAATTAAAGGCAATATCATTGAGAAGCATCTCAGTCTTTCAAAAGCAAAAGATGCAATTTCTAATGTAAATGCACCTCAGAGAACTTTCTACAAAGATTATCTTGCAGATCTATCAGCTAACATCTATGCTGGTTATAATCCATCACAAGCTGCGGATACATTTAAAGGAACTGTTCCAAGAGCAACTGGATTCTCTGCAGGATTTACTCAAGTAACAACCGGAGATGGTCTGTGGGGATTAAATGCACAAGGAGTTACTTATTCTGCATTAGGAAATGTAAATTACACCCTTGGTGGTGGAGTTGATTATTCTGCAACTGGTGGAATGAAGGCAGAACTTTCCAGTTTGATTACTGCATACGGTCTCTTCTCCAACAAGGATGAGATTGAAGTTGATTATATGATTATGGGTCCTGGTTGTTCTACTGAATCAGAATCACAAGCAAAAGCAAACTATGTTATCTCTCTTGCAGAATCAAGAAAAGATTGTGTTGCTACTGTTGGACCACACAGAACTAATTTGGTAGGACTTACCAATACCAATGATCAGACTAACAATCTAATCAATTACTTCAGTTCACTTTCATCTTCTTCTTATGCAGTTCTTGATAGTGGATACAAGTATCAATTTGATAGATTTAATAATCAATTCAGATACGTCCCAACAAATGCTGACGTTGCTGGTTTGATGAATCGCACATCAATTGTTGCTTATCCTTGGTTCTCACCTGCTGGTCAACAGCGTGGTATTATCAACAATGCAGTCAAACTTGCATATAATCCAAATAAAGCACAAAGAGATCGTCTCTACCCTGCAAGAATTAATTCCTTTATCACCTCACCTGGTCTTGGAACACTTCTATTTGGTGATAAGACTGCACTTGGTTATGCATCTGCATTCGATAGAATTAACGTTCGTCGATTGTTCCTAACCATTGAGCAAGCACTTGAAAAAGCAGCACAAGCACAACTCTTCGAACTGAATGATGAGTTAACAAGAGCAAACTTTAGAAACATTGTTGAACCATATCTTCGTGATATTCAAGCAAAGAGAGGTCTTTTTGGATTCTTAGTTGTTTGTGATACCACAAATAATACTCCTGATGTTATTGATAATAATGAGTTTAGAGCAGACATCTTCCTGAAGCCTGCTAAGTCCATCAACTATGTAACACTCACCTTTGTTGCCACAAGAACTGGCATCAGTTTTGAGGAAGTTGCTGGTAGAGTTTGATAAAATTATCTAAATAAAAAAGGAGGATTAAAAAATGGCACATCAAATCGAAGACATCAAATCTACTCTGATTGGCGGCGGTGCCCGCCCCAATCTATTTGAAGTTCTTTTAACGGACTTCCCTGGATCAGAGAATGG